CAATGGAGATGATATCCTTTTCAGGACAAATCCCCACCATTTTACTATCTGGAAAAGTACGATTACAGAAGTCGGTTTTACACTTTCTCTAGGGAAGAACTATACCCATAAAGAATTATTAACAATTAATTCTGAGTTGTTCCGTTATGTACCCGGCCCTCAAGGCTGGGATGAGTTCATCAAATTAGACTATCTCAATGTCGGTTTGCTTATTGCCCAATCGAAGGGCCGATTAGCAGACCCTCGCCGCCGTCTATCACTACGTGAGTTATATATATACTCTGTAGGTGGCTCTCTAGATAAGTTGCGTTCCCATAACCGGTTTCTCCACTATAACAAACTTGTTATAAGTGAAATGACCGATCGTGGGAAGTACAACCTATTTATGCCTGTTATGTACGGTGGGTTAGGGTTTCCGATTTATGAAGAGATTAAATCTTATCTTTACTTCACAAAATTTCAGCGTCGATTCGCTACGTTTCTTCTATCAAAGATGGAAGAGGTCCTGAGGAGAGGGGAGTACAAATCAAAGTACTTTTGTGCTCTCATAGTAGACACAACACCTATTCGTTCTTTAATTAGGCGTCGTGGTATGTTGCAGTTGAAGTTGGGTTCGAGTTGTCCCAGTCCTGGATGGTCAGTGTTTGACATTCCCAGTCCTGATACGATGAACCCGATGTCAGCAGAACAACTACTTGAGAGTACTCCCGACCCTGAGTACAGGTTACCTTCGCGTAGCTTATTGAGAGAATTTTCTCGGATACAGTTTGCCCTTAAAAATGGTGAGATGAAAGAACATTTGTTCTCTCACTGTCTGTCAAACGAGGAAATCTTCGCTCCTGCCTTTACCCATATTCATAAGAGGAACCTTCTTGAGGAAGAAGGTGAGCCTCTTACCCTTTCATAATGGCCCTTAGGGCCGGGGTATACTTATTAATTCCCAAAACGCTTATTTGCGTACGAAGCGATTGATCATCGCGTATCGTCTACAGACTACACGGGAACCAAAGGTTAAGTATATGAATAGTCGGTGTGCGGACATGTATCCCGTATTTCCGCAATACTAACAATCAACAAAACTGAATGCCATCATTACAGATGACAAGCTACCGCCCACGGGCGCGTTCGCAAATAATGCCTTATGTTGCTCCAGCTATGGTTGGAGTTGCGTCTCAAATTGCCAAGTCAGCAATCAACTCAGCCTTTTCTTCAATAGACTGGTCTCGTGCTGGACGTGCTGCAAGTAAAGCGAAAGAAGGTTACTTTAGTAAGAAAGAGAATCCTGTATCCTATAAGGGATTTATGGATTCTTCTAGTTCTGCACCAGTGACCCTCTCTAATCGCTTTGTATCTCGCACTGCAAAGATTCGCCGAAGCTCAGGAAGAGGTCCCACAGTCATTTCTCATAGAGAGATGATTTCTGGATCTATAGCTGGCTCAACCGCCTTTGCTATTCAATCAACATTGAATATCAATCCCGGTTTGGCCAAATCATTCCCTTGGCTTTCAACACAAGCTTCACAGTATGAAGAGTACCGTTTTACAAAACTACGGTATGAATATGTCCCAATTGCTCCTACGAGCACTCAGGGAGATATACTCCTTGTACCTGATTACGACGCCTCCAACCCCCCTCCTACCACTGAAGTTCAGGCCATTGACCACAGAGATGCGGTCATTGACTCTGTCTGGAAACCAGTTGTCTTATCTCTCAATCCCAAAGATATGTATGCACTCGGACCACGAAAGTATGTCCGAACTGCTAATATGTATGGGGATGTTAAGACTTTTGACTCTGGTATCTTCTACCTGTGCTCTAATAACGAGACAGGGACTTCTACAGTAGGGAAACTCTTCGTAGAGTATACGGTGGAGCTCTTCACACCACTTAATGGACCAGCAGATGGAACCGTCGCCTTATCACAATCTGCATTCTCATTGTCTGCGAATCAAAGTTTTACAACTGCGACTCCAGCAATACTTGCCTTTGACACCACTGTCGTCAATGGTTTGAATGTAGTGAATACGGGTGGTTCTCTCGTACCCCCAGCTGGCTTTTACCGCGTTGATTATGCGGTAACTGGCGCTGATTCGTCAAACGGCATTGTTGTTTTCGATATTACTATCGAGAAGAATAATGCTGGATTACTCTCTCCTAACCAAGGAGAGTTGACGACTCTTGTTCCAGGATCAGGATCAGGCGAAACTTTGGCTCTTTCGGGCTTCGGTTACGTCTCCTGTAATGGGACTGACGCAATTACACTTATTGTAACTTTTACGGCATCCGTTGGGACACCGCAAGTAATATCAAATAAGGCAATTGTATCACTCCAGATTGTTTAAGATCTTATGACTCCAATCGAGTCTCTACTCCAATCGTTGTTAGGTTTATGTACCTGTTGTTACAATCCTTCAAGAGGACGGCAACCAACGAACGGACCCAATATAAATAAAAAGGGATCACAAGACCTATGGATAGAACCTAGCAAATTCTACCCGGCACGTATAGTACGAACGAATCGTACTCCCATAAAGGGTAAGGCTCCCAAGCCTTTACTTAGAAGAATAGTTTAATTACTCTTCCTCTTACCCGAAC